TGGTTTAATAGTTCGGGATTGTCGTGGATAGATTCAAGGCAAATCGACATATTAGCTACATCTCCGAGGAACGCCCAATTCGTTGTATCATCATTCATAATCCTTTCAATATCCAACTGAACACGTCCGTAACCATCGTGAATGTTAACAACGATAAAGCTTCCATTCCAATACACAACCCTCATTTCCTCTCCAAGCGGCCCTTCGTAAAAGTAGTTATCCGGTGGTGTGATTCGTGAATCATCCCAAATCTCCTTACCATTCTTGTCGTGAAGGCCGGTGAACTGCCCGACTGTGGCGGGGTAGACAGGTGTTTCAGTCCATTCATACTTGCCTTCCGTCTCTCGTTCTTGCAGTATCAATGTTCTGATTCCTTTAATCAATAAATATCCCACCACCCATTCCTGATTGTCCAGTCGCTTTCCTCTAAATTTTATTGTTCTCATTGGTTTGTTGGTTTTTCAAGTTCGGCAAGAAGGGCGTCGGCTGCGGTAACAGCATAAATAGACATCATTTGCATGAAGTGTTTTGGATATTCTAAAGGCGCTTCCTTTGATAACCCTAACCTCTCTTTTATCCAGCTTGGTGACAGATCATCATTGCTTGAGTTAGCCAACACCCCCTGCATGGCAAGTGCCGCGAAGTATTCCCGCTTGGTGAGGCCGTCATCAACATTGATGTCTTCTTCCGTTCCTTCTATAACGATCGGAAAAGCTGGTTGATCTGAATTTTTCATCGTTCTATTTTTGTTTGTGAGTTATTTATCATTCCTAATCTCATACAACCTGTCGGGGTCGTCTTCGTCTTCTTCAATCTCAAACGACCGTTCTACTTCATCAATTACCGCCTTCCTGATCGCATCATAATGTTTGATGTGTTCGGTTGGCACTTCACAGGTTACCCTTGTCACTTCCTCACCGTCATGTTTGATCTCAACATCAACATAAATGGACGTATCATCATCCAACCATACGGTTACCGTTTGGGACGTGGCGTTGTGGCTTTCGAGTTCGCAGTAGGTCATAGCATTTGTTCTATTTTACGTTTTGTTTTTATGTCCTTGAATTTTTGATATGCTTCGGAAAGAGGTTGTGTTTGCCCCAAGCCCTTGCACCAGTAATCATTTCGCAAAATACACCTGGCCATTCTCCTCCAGCTCGGTGCCCAGCATTTTACCTCAAGTTCGTGAGGGGATTCATCAGGTATCGTAAGGTATCCGCGATCTTGCCAGCCGGCAATAAATTTTTTGAATCGCTCCCTGTAATGATTTCGTGTTTTTGACGGCATTGTTTTGAGTAGCAGGTTCACAAAGCTTTGCCAGGTGTGGCCTGATGGCTTAGTGATTTTGTTGTACCCATTTATATTTCCGGTTTCGTTGATGTACATCGCTCCACTATTGGCGCCATTTACCCGGGCGATCAGCTTGTACCACGTTTCCGGCTCAAGTATGTGGTAAAGCCACAGTCCCCTGCGCTGATCGTCTCCATATGGCTGGCAAAGTCGCTGCTGACTTAACTTGACGCCAGCCATATTCATTTTGTCGTAAATTTTATTATGTGGAAGTTTCGGGAAACGTCCATGAAATACCCAAATATCTTCCGTTCTCCAGTCATATATCGGATACACATTGTACAATTCCCCTGATATTTTAGTTGTCCATTTGTAGCCCTTGTATGTGAGGCCGGTTTTATTGCGTGCAATAGCGCAATATCGGTGTAGGCTTTCATCTGCGCGAATGCCGATCATCCCGGCCGTCCGCTTTCCATCGGCATACCATTCTCCCCAAAGAACCATAAACTCTTCAAATTCCATGTTCGGAACATAGAATGGGTATTCAGATCCGTCTTTGCAGCCGTCAGGTTTTGGGCGAACCCAAATATCCTTTTTAGACTCATCCCAACAAATCCAACGTGGCTCAAAGTTGCTTACTGCATTGCGCAACAACATTGGAACAGCAACCCAATGCACGTCAAGTAAAGGCCCGTACGTTTTAACCATTGTGTTGATGTGGCTTATTGTGTCGCTGTACTGCGCCTCAAGATCGATTATTAATACCCCTATTCGTTTGCCCCGTTTCAGCGCTTCTTCAGCAACAAGGTGCAACATAACCGTACTGTCCTTGCCGCCACTAAAACTGACGTACACTTTTTCAAATTCGTCAAATGTGGTTTTTATCCTGGCGCGCGCAGCGTCCAAAACATTGTAAGATTGGTATTCTTTGATTTTCATCTTAATAAATTTGTGTTTGTTTATCAATCAGCAAGGCATCTTCTATCTCTACTTCCGGCCTGTTGTTTGCGGTCAGCCACTTGTTCAGGTATTCAAGCGCAATTTGATTGGCCCTGTCCTGGTCTTCTTGGGACAGCAGATTGAATCCACCCCTGTAAACAGATGGTATCCGTTTGGCGTAACAAAGCGCAGCCTGACCAAGCCACGCTATGCGATTCATGGACTTATTGGTCAGGTAGTGTTCGCATGAATATTTCCATTCTGTAATTACACCTTCCAGCGCGGCCCTGAACTCAGGCTCACTCGAAAGAAAGCGGGCGTACTCGTTTTCACACTCTTGCTCTGTCATTCCGGGTTTACTTGTTTCATAAAATCCATAAGCAAAGCACTCCCATTTATCGTAAGTATGGAATATTCTTTCGGGGTCGCTTGTGTTTACGGTTCTCCAATTCTTCTCTTCTTTTTCCTCATCAGTCAGTTCGTCGGTTAATGGCTCAAAATCCAGGTCGCTGTCTTCTATCATCCATGATTTGGAAAAGTCGTCATCTTTGAACAAGGATTCAAGGCCGGTTATCTGCATTAACCTCAATACCTCGTCGCTGTCCATTCCAAGTTCACGTGCTATCCGTTCGTTTGTCCAATTCCTGTTTTTCAATTCTATCACGATTTCGCTCATTGCATTGACAATGTGTTTTCCACGGGCGCGATTGTGCCTGATTGTCGATGCTATTCGATCAGATTTTGATGATTGCTCTTTTCTGATGGCTACGATTGGAAGGTAGCCCTGGATGCGCTGTTGAACAACCTTTGACTCTTTACCAACTCTGTTGCGATGGAAGCCGTCCACAACCTCTATTTTATCTCCATTCGGATATGTTACAATGGGTTGGGTATAACCATCATTCATAATGCTTATTTCCAACAGCTCCATTTCCGGAGGCGCTACCTTGTTAGGGTTGTAATCATTGGCAACAACCTGCTCTGCCGGAACCCAAAGAACAAGATCAACAGGTTCATTTTTGAATGGGGATAATTCGTGTATATGTTGCCGGATTGCGTTTATTGCAATTACCTTGTCTGAAAGGCTTAATGACTCTAAATAACTTGTGATTTGTTCTGCGATTTCTTTTGTTGTCATGGCTTCAATTTTTTATAGATCCTCATTGGCATATTTCCTGTGTGCAGCCAGTTGTGTACCGTCTGCCTTGATACGCCTGTGATACGCGCGAAGTTAGCAATCGTTCCATACCTGCGGGCAATCAGTTGTCGGAGATTTCGTTTGTCTTTGATGGTCATGCAAGAATGATGCTGTGTACGATCTCGCCAACGCTGGTGTACGTGGTCACAATATCAGACACCTTGCCGAATATAGCAGTCTCATCATCATTGTGAGCGCCGACAAATGTTCCTAACACCGGTGCTGCAACGAACCCATTGTATGTGATGCGTACGTGTTTTCCGTTTTTTGTGAATGTGTGGTGTGTTTTCATTTTGCATTGTTTTTGTACCCCAAAACCCCGCCTTTATTTCAGAGCGGGGCAATGGGTTAACCAAACTATACAAACTACTACTGCCGACCATTTAACGGCAGTCTCTTTATACAAACAGATTTTTATCCATCCATGTACGTGCTTCCGAAATCCGGTCGCGCAGTCGTTGAATGTCAGAATCGTTACGTTCAATAACTATCTGATGCACCCTGTCGGTCTGCGGTATGTCGTCGAAATATGCATTGTGTTCTATGCTTTCACACGCGGCCTGATAAAGTGGGCTGTTGTCGCTGTCGATCAGTCCCATCTTCCACGCGAGGCGTCTCTTTTCATCTTCAACCATAGTCATTGGCGTATTCACAAGGCAGTAAACCAGTCGTGATTTTGTCGCGCCAGTAAGTGCCATGTAGCCCTGTAACTGCCAATAGTAATCCTGATTTACCTTACTGCGCTTACTTGCAAAATAGGTATATATGTCAAAAGAACTTTTCACGTCAATAATCTCAATAGCCGATGAGATTGTTTCTCCAACATACAAATCAGGTTCACCAGTCAGATCAGTATCAAACAGACGTTTGTCGTTTTTGCTGTACAGCTTTTGATTTATAGGCCAGTCAACTTCATTAAACAATGTAATGGCGTCTTCTTCCACGAGCAGACCCTTTTCGACGTACTTATTGAAAATGTCTTTGTCGCGGTTGTACTGTTTTCGCACGTAATGTTCAACGCATATCTGTTCTGCTGTCGCGCCAAATTCTTTGGTCATCATTTTACCAACTGATGAACACCGGAATAAAATGTCTTTTGATGTCATTGCTTTATCTTGTTTACTTTACAAATGATTCACGTTTCGAATTTACAATATCCATCACAAGTGGTTTGATGTCGTCACCGATTTGATCGACAAGTTTGTTCACTTCCGGCAGCGATGTACATTGGTCAAGTAGTGTTTTGATTCTTTCTACTTGTACTGCAACGGGGTCAGTATTAGGAACTGCCGGACGCTTTCTGAATGCCAAATCTACCGTAGTATCACCGTCCTTTATTGCGGTGCCGATTCCAATAAGAACAACAATGTCGTCGGCCGTTACGTGGTCAATGGCCGCCTTTCCGATGCTGCTCAATATTTCCGATTCACTTACAGAATAGGTGTCTTTAAGCGCGTCAATAACCTGCTTACGCTTTGCTTTCAATTTCACTTCCGTAGAAATGTCTCCGGTTATTGTGGACTTGGCGGCATTGTAAACCTCATCAATAACAGGGCGCGGGATGATGGCATAGATGGCGTTCCGAAGCGCGATAGAGTTGGCTGCATTTCCAGTTACGGTTATCATGTCGTCATTAAACCGGCCGGACTTGCCGACAATAGAACGCTTCACCTGTGTTTTGATGGCAATATTTGTTTCAAGGTCAAAGCAGATCGCCTCACTTGTAACGTGCGTGTCATCAACCGCGACAACCTTTGCCTCAATTCGCAGGTTGCCCCATTGCTGGGCTACGATCTTTGCCATGTGTACCGATGGGCCGGATATTGATTTGCCGCCACGAGGCACGGAATACGTGCATGTTTTAGCGGTTTCAATTCCCATGCTGACAATGGCCACGCTGTTATTCTTAGCGCGGGTAACGTTTCGCGGGTACGCTTTGGCCGTTGCTATCTGAACGTCAATTTGTGCCTTGTCTTGTTGGTAAACAATTTCAGAAGATACTGGGACGATTACCACGCCCTCGTCAGTTGTTGCTACGTTGCTCATTTAATATAAGTTTTGGATTGGTTACGTTATGATCTTTATCCGCTTCTATCCTGACATACCTTGCCCACTCGTTGAATGAGGGTTTGTTGTCGGGCTGTATTGTGTGGTGGATGCGTTTCATTGGTGGTCAGCTAATAGTTCAACGAGCAGTGGGCGTAATCGATATAGGTGTGTCTTTCCCTTCCTGTGAGTAAATATCATTTACCACCTCTTCCAATTCCTTCCAACTGTTGGCGCGAACGGTTCGATAAGACAATCCCATGTAGGTAATTTCAAATTCAATGTTCATCGTAGTAATTTTTATTGGTTTGTTTGAATTATTTGCCAATAGTAATACAATCCTGCACCACCTGTCAAATTTATTTTACACTTAACCACATATTTCGTTGACATTCAATAAGTTACAAAAGAAATTTAGAATGATTCTTAATAAGGTTAGTTCACCGCGTACACCCCACGGGTAGCGGATACCACCCAATACATCCGCATCATAATGGCATCGGCAATGTCGGGCGATATGCCGTAAGTGTTTTTGATCTGATCTTTAGGTGTAACAGACAGTTTTTGATCGGTATTCGACCTGTGCCGCTTTATCATTTCGAGTTCTTTGATGATTTGGTTACGCTCACCGGCCATGAATACAATGTTACCGCGTTCAATTTCGAGTGCCAACTGGTAATAACATTCAGCCTTCAGGTTGGTAAACCGTTCGGGATGCGGTGCCTTGCTGCCGTTCATAAACCCACGGCATTTGACAAAATCCACCACGCCACCACCCATACCATCTTCATCGGCAATCACATTTGACAGCTTGACCTCATAGCGTTTGATTAAATCGCGTATCTGTTGGCCGACCTCCTGTGTATCGGCCCTGTGTAATATCTTGCAATCTACCACGGTCAAACCGCGCCAAACGAGTATTACAGTCCTATCCTTACCGAAGCGGGCAATGTCGGCAGTTATGTAAGTGGGTGCCTTGTCGTCGATCTCGTTTCTGAAACAACGGGCAAGATCATCTGTTTTGAATAGAGCGTCTGCGTCGTCGTCGTATTCCCAGTTCCCGAATAGCAGGCGTTGCCGGTCGTATTCGGGAAGCCGGTTCAGCTTGTCCATGTACACAGGGTCGGTGTGTGGATTGTCGCTGGGTAAGGCTTGAATGAATGATACGTGAGGCGGTAGCAGCCCTTGTTTGGCTGGGAGATATACGTCATTATACAGCCAGCCTTTTGTTGGATTACAGGTCAGAAATCCCTTTGGCCGGTTGTTTACCAGTTTGAATCGGACACGGCTATCCAGTATATCAATGGCACGCTTGCTGATCTCCCCGACTTCATCCACAAAGTAGTCGGTGATTTCCATTGACCCAAATCTTTGGAATTGCGGGTCGCTGGGCATGTCTGCCATGTCCATCAGGATTATTTCGCTGCCGTTGTAGAACTTCAGAATGTTGAGTTGACCGTTGTATGTGTAGTGGATGGATGGTTTCAGCCCATACAGGCCGCACACTTCCCAGAATGTTTTCATGGTGGATAGCTGCAGCCTTTTCAGTTCAGCCCTACCAATTACGCCACGGGTGCCGGGGTATCGTAGCCTCCTTTTCAACTGCCAGTCACAGCCCAAAAATGATTTGCCGGTGGATGCAGCCGCGCCAAATACCAACATTTGGCAATCATCAAACCTGGATAGTTTATTGAGCGCCTCTAATTGCTTAACCGTGTATTCGATCTGCATGTGCGGTGACACAAAGGTATTACTTTTGTTTTGTGATTGACAACCGTAGGCAACTGCTGAACGAAATCTATCCTGATCTTGTGCAGGTATCAAAAAAGATCATGCGCGGTCGGGATGAATCGGGCGACCTGTTGAATGAAACCGTGATTGAAATACTTGAATCCAAATCGCCACGGATGCCGCAGGAAAATCCGGCCTTTAAACATTACTGCATTCGTTCGCTCAAATTAAACTCCACCAATTCATGTAGCAGGTTTAATCAGGTGTTAGGTAAATGGACACAGCGCAGAACAGATCTTTTGGAATCGTACAATCCGAAGATTGAAACGTGGATGGGCGCAAGGGTTGACAATGAACTATTGGATTGCGCACTCAACTTTTTGCCCGACTTAGAA